TTAAAATTCAGTATATTTACATCTAACTTAAAAAACATTTAAAATGTCAAAAATTACAGAAGTAGAATTAAAAGGATTACAAGAACAAGAGCAGAAAAAAGGTGCAATTTTGCACGACTTGGGATTACTACAAACTCAGATACATAGCTTAAATCACATGTATGTTGAATTAATGGTAGAACAAGACAAATCTAAAAAGGAACTTGAAGAAAGTTATGGAAAAGTAAACATAAACCTTCAAGATGGCTCTTATGAATTAATCAAAGAAGATGAAGAAAATAAGTAAAAACATATCGTATAAAGAAGCTACCAACTCAGCAACTGCTAAGCGCAAGAAAATAGCTAATAAGCCAAAAGCTGAACATATAACTAATATGGAGCTGTTAGCAGAAGAGATTTTCGAGCCCTTACGTGAGTGGGTTGGTGGGCCAATACGTGTGAATAGCTTTTTTAGGTCAGAGGCTCTTAATCGTGAGATAAAGGGTGCTTATCGCTCGCAGCACTTAACAGGTAATGCTATTGATATAACTACAATGGGCAAAAAAACAAACTCTGAGATGTTTCATTACATAAAAGACAATCTAGATTTCGATAAATTAATTTGGGAATTTGGCGTTGAAAACCCACAATGGATTCACGTATCATACGTAAGCAAAGAAGCTAATAGAAAAAAAGTGTATGTAGCTCAGAGAAAAGGCAGATTTTTAGAATGGCCTAAAACTGGAGAATGTAAAACCTGCTAATACAAACATAATGCCAATACCTAATAAGAAAACCGGAGAAAAACAAAGCGACTACATGATGCGCTGTGTGCCTCAAATGATGCAGTATCATGATAAGGCTCAGGCTATAGCTATTTGTTACCGTTCTTTTCAGGGTAAAATGATAAATCTAGAGACTTACAACGATTATCCAAAAAGTGCCAGCAATAACGCTAAAAAGGCCCTTAGGTGGCGTGATAAGCATGGCGATGAGGTAAAAGGCATGACACAGATTGGTTGGACTAGAGCTAACCAGCTGGCAAAAAGAGAAAAAATAAGTCGTGAAACCATTGCTAGAATGAGTGCTTTTAAAAGACACGAAAAAAATGCTGAGGTAAGCGTAGAAAATGAGGCAACCCCTTGGAAAGATAAAGGATATGTAGCATGGCTAGGCTGGGGTGGCACTAGTGGTATTAACTGGGCCAGTAAAAAACTGGAGCAAATAGACAAAAAATGAAATACGATTATCAAACTTTATTTATTAACGCAAGCACCTTTACTATATCATTGACTAATATAGACGTAATTTTAAAAATCCTATTGATTGCAGTAACCATAGGATATACAGTACAAAAGTGGTATCTGTTAAACAAGAACAATAAAAAATGAAGCCTAAAAAGAAGTTTTCAGAAACTAAAGTAGGCGGTTTTTTAAAAAAAATAGCACCTCATTTATTTGATGTAGCATTAAGTTTAAATCCGACAAGTAACATACTAAAGGCCGTTAAAGGGCTTATTACAAACGACAAACAACTTACACCTCAAGACAAAGAAACAGCTTTAATACTGCTTAAAATGGATGCAGTAGAAATGCAAGAGATTTCTAAAAGGTGGGATGCCGATATGAAATCTGATAGTTGGCTTTCTAAAAACGTTAGACCACTTACTTTAGTGTTTTTCTCTATATCCTACGTTATAGGCTGGTTTTTAGAATATCCCTTAGATAGCATTACTGGTTTATTATCCTTAATTGTCGCTGCTTACTTTGGCAGTAGAGGGTTTGAAAAGCTTAGAGCAATAGGCAAATAAAATGGATGACTTTACAAACAGCGATAGCTTTGAAGACTTTATTGATGAGTTAACAAACGATGAGGCTAATGATAAGGCATGCAGTATTGATAACCCTGATTGTGAGGGGTGCGGTTCTTAATTACATAAAACCCCAATAACATTACTTTTATCTTATAATATTTATTACTAATAATTTGTAATTTTATTTTACTAATACTATAAAAAGTTTAAATTTATTACTTTTATCTTTAGAAAAAAAATAATTTTTGTATTTTTATAAAATGAAAATTACTTATACCCAAGAAAAAATAGATAAAATATTCTGTTATTCCTCAATTCAAACAAGAGAGAAAATAGATAGGTTGCTTGAAATAGATGCAAGCCAATATACCAACTTAGGTAAGGAAAGCACTAAATCTGAAAAAGCTGAGGTAAAAAGAAACAGCAAGTATATTTATAAAACCATAAAAAAGATAGACAACTCTTTAGGCTCTATGTTTTTAAAGCATTTAGATTAATGGCAAAAAAACTAACTAGAACTAAATTAATAAAAAAACTAGATACCATTTTTAGTGAGTATATAAGGCGAAGCCACGCAGATAGTGATGGGGTTGTTAAGTGCTACACATGCGAGAAAAGAGCTTACTGGAAAGGCAAGGGAATGCAGAACGGACATTTTATTTCTAGGGCCTCAAGAATACTAAGATGGTCGGAAGATAATTGTAGGCCTCAATGCTACGCCTGTAACTGCATGAGGTACGGACAAAACTATATTTTTGCTATGAACCTTAACGATGAATTTGGTTATGATATAGCATCAGAGCTATTAATAAAATCAAGAGAAACTATCAAACAAGCTGATTTTGAGTTAATAGAGTTAATTGACCATTATACAGAATTAGTAAGTAAAATATAAAAATTTTGTTAGTTTAATGTAAATGACTATATTTGAGCGTTCTGTTTTATGTTAAAAGAAAGGGTTGATTTAATTATTAGCTCTTTTTTTTTGCTCTTGTATTTTTTTATTAACAAAAATGTTTATATATTGCGGTAACATTAAAACTTAGAACAATGGCAAAAAATCAATTAGAAGTGATAAAAGCAGAAATTAAGCTTTTAGAAACTCAGCTACAGCATGCAGCTTTATTCAAAGATGCATTTTCTCAAATGGCTTTATTTAAAGAGCTGCAAGAAAAAAAATCCTTTAAAGACACGCTAGAATGGATGTAGGAAACGTAAGAACGCACTACTCACACCAAAGTAAAGATGCTTTATTAGATTTATATAATGCAAGAGTAGAAGCTTTACAGGGCCGTATAAGGTTTTTAGAAGCTCAATTAGAAGTAATAAATAATAAATTAAATAATTAAAATATGAACAGAGACAAATTAGTAGAGCTTTATAAAAAATATGGCTTAGACAAAGAGGATGTATTTAAGCACCAGCATTACGTTATCATCACAAGAACCGGTATAGATAAAATACAGGCTATTGAGCAAATAGAAATTAAATACGATGTAATTAAGTGTGAACCAAAGTTTGCTGTATTTAAAGCCAATGCACATAAAGAGGGTAAAAGCATAGAAACTTTTGGTAGTGCACTAAAAGGAGATAACTATAAAGACGGTAACTGTAACAGTTGGTATGTAGCTGAAATGGCTGAAAAAAGAGCTATGAGCAGGGCCGTACTAAAGCTTACTGGTTTCTACGAGCTGGGCGTATTTGGCGAAGATGAATCAGATAATTTTAAAAAATGAAAAAATTAAAAAAACCACTAAATAAAAAAGTTAAATTTATTCCTTGCGATGATTTTACTCAAACTTATCAATGGCATAAATCTAATAAAAACAATAAATTAAATAGAACAAAATAAATTATTAACTAAAAAACAAAAACTATGGGTGCAATTATTAATGCGAGTATCAATGTGGCAAAGCTGCCAAAAGAGAAATTTGTAAAAGGAAAGGATGGAAACGTTTGGTATAATTTTACAATATCTATAAATGATGAAACACGTTATGGGAATAACGTATCGGTAACAGACAGCCGTACAATGGAAGAAAAAGAGGCCGGTAAGCCTTTAAGTTATTTAGGAAACGGTAAAGTGGTATGGATAAAAGATGCTGTAAACAATGGCGGCACAATTAAGCTAGCAGAAAAAGAAGAAAAGCTAGATATTATATCCGGAACAGAATCATCCCATGTAATAGAAAATGGAGATTTGCCATTTTAAATAACTTTTTACTTAACAATAGAAAAGGGTATGTTTATAGATTCATACCCTTTTTTTATTTAACATAATTATGACAGAAAAACAATTAGAACACGACATGTTAATGCAGTTTATTATAGATGACTGTTATGTAAATACAAAGAAAACAGTAGAATATCCACCAGTAGCTTTATCGTTTGGCGAAAAATTAATTAAACAACAAAACGGAGACAGTTTATTACCAATACCAATCGGCACTTATGGCAATTTAAGTTGTGTAAGTGCACCGCCTAAAACTAAAAAGACATTTTTTATAAGCCTTTTAGCCTCAGTATATTTAAGCGACTCTAATATATATGGCGGCAATATTAAAGGCCATAGAGGCAAAGGCCATTTACTACATATAGATACCGAACAGGGCCTGTGGCATTGCCAAAAGGTTTTTAAAAGGGTTTTTGATATGGACAAAGGGGTTGACCCCTCTATTTATCACACATTTGGGCTGCGTGCGATAGGCTATAAGACACGTTTACAGTTTATTGAGTATTATCTTCAAACCAAAATAAATACGCCCTCACTTGTCATTATCGATGGAATTGCCGACCTTGTAAGCGATGTTAACAGCTTAGAGGAATCTAATGCAGTAGTACAAAAGCTAATGGAGTGGTCAGCTAAATTTAACTGCCATATAATAAACGTTATTCATCACAACTACGGAACAACCAAAATGACAGGACATTTGGGAAGTTTTTTAGAAAAAAAATGTGAGACTCATATCGAGTTAGAAGCCAATACAGTTAATAAGGAATGGGTGACGGTTAAATGTAAAAGAAGTAGGGGCTATGCTTTTGATAATTTTAGTTTTGAAGTAAACGAACTGGGCCTACCTTGTATAGTAGACAATTTGTACGACCCTTTAAAAATATAATGGTACAAGAAAAGATAATATTAATAGCTAAAAAGCACAACACATGGGTTGATATAGTTTGCACCTTTGGGTGTACTAGAAGAATAGCTGAGGATATTACTCAAGAAATGTATATTAAAATACAACTACAACTAGAAAAAGGTGGCTTAGATATAATGTATAAAGATGAGATAAATTATTACTACATATTTAAAACACTTAAAACCTTATTTATTGACTTAAAAAGGAAGCAAAAAAATATACAAATATTGTCTTTAGATGAGCATATAGAAAATTTTGGAGATACACACTATGGGCACAGCGATGTAAACTTTATAGAAACCTACGAGAGAATAGAGAAAGAGCTAGAAAATATGTACTGGTATGATAGAAAGGTTTTTGAAATTATTAATAGTGGAGAAAGCATTGCTGATTTTTCTAGGAAATCTAAGATTAAATATTACGCTCTTTACTTTACTTATAAAAAAGTAAAAAACAAACTTAAAAAATTGCTATGACATTAATCAGAAACAGTAAGCAAATTAAACAGGGCATAGATTTTACAGGAGTACAAAACGGGCCAATACATCCCACAGATATTGATGCTGTTTTAGAGTTTGACAATGAGGCTCTAATTTTAGTAGAAATAAAAAGAGTTGACAACAGCATGGCAACCGGCCAAAAATTAGTTTTAGAAAGGCTATGCAATAGTTGGCATACTAAAAAAGCTATAGTTTTATTTGTAACGCATGAACAATACGATGCGAGTAAGTTAATACACCTGCACGAGTGCAAAGTGTTTAAATACTATTACAAAGGCAAATGGCATACTAAAAAAGGAGATACAGACTTTAATACAATGCTTAACGAGCTCGGAAAATTTTGGAACATTAAAAAACTAAAAATATGAAACTTGGAAATATAATATATTATATAACAAAATATACAGGCATAAAATATATGATAGAAACCTATCACGCATTTAAAGGCACAAAGTGTAACTGCGATGAAAGGCGCAAAAAGTTTAATAATATAAAGATAAAAAGATGGTAAAATTTAACAAAGAAGATTATGGAAAATGGAAAGCCTTTCGAATGGGTGAGCAGCACGACACAATTACAGCAGAAGAATTTAACTTGGTCTGCGAATTGCACTCACGATATTACAAACATAGTTTTTACAAGCCCTGCACCTGCGCACCGAAGACAGTAAACAAATGGATAAGTGATTTAAATTTAATTTGGTCTAATGAAGAAAAAAAAGACTAACCAATTTGAAAAAGCTGTAGTATTAATACTGAATATAGATGGCTGGGATTTAGAGTGGACTGGGGATAAAAACATACCCTATGATGCCAAAGGCAAAACGCCTAAAGATAAAAGCTGCGTAATAGAGTTTAAATTTAGAAACGACTATTACGAGGAAAAGATGATGGAAAAGGATAAGTACGATGCTTTAATGGCCCTCGACAAAACCATTGTAAAGATATACTTTGTGTTTGACCCTAAGGGAAACTTTATGTATTGGCTAAACGAGCTTAAAATGCCTAAGCCGGTTAAAAAGTATTGCCCTGATACAACAATGTGGACTAGAAAAAGAGTACACAAAGACGTTTACTTACTCAAGGAAAACGATGCAAGCCGCATAAATTTAAACTTTGACCTGTAATTTTTTATTAAATATTTTGTTAATAACTAAAATAGTTATATATTTGGGTATTGGTAATAACGCCAGTATTTAAAAACAGAACAAAATGAGAACATTATTTCAGAACGACAGTACGGGTATTTTAATAAGTGTAGACATAACAGAAGATAATATACAAACCAAATTATATCACTGGTTAAAATTAAATCATGGCAGCATTTTTTATAATGATATTGAGATGCACGAGGGCGGAATGGTTAAGCTAGAAAGGTACACTGAAAGTACAGATATTGTATTTAGTGGAGACAACGGACTTTTAACTTTTGAGGAATGCGATGTAGAGGCTATATAATGAAAGTAACTACATCCACCTTATTAGAAATAAAAAAAGCTATAGAAGAGTATAGCCAGCAAGACCCTAATATAACAGATGTTATTATTAACGTGCAGCTAAAAGAAAAAGAGAACAAAAACTTTTTAAAATTTAACATAAAAAACTAATAAAATGACTTTAAAAAACAGGATTAACGAATTAGAGGAACAACTAAAAAGAGCTAAAGAATATACTTATATAAATGAAACAAACCACTTGTATTGTCAAGATGGGGAACTGCATATTGGTTACGGAGACTGTAACGATGATAGGTGGGTTGTAATTAACGTAGAGCAGCTTTTTAAGGACTTACCTTTTATAGTAAGCCAAGTAGTAGAAGAGAATAAGAAGATGCAGGACATGCACTTAGACTTACTTAAAACCTCACTTAAAAAAATATGAACATAAAACCAAACCCATTTGAGAGTGAAATTTTTGAAGCCTTTAGAGTTAAGGAAAAAAAAATACAAAAAGCAGTAAAGTTTTTACAAAAAAACGGTTACAAGGTTTATAAGGAAACAAAAGTTGCTGAGATACCGGGCTTTGAAGGAACTTTAGAGAAGCTAAATAACTTATGATTTTGCTAGTAGATGCAGACAGCTTAATATTTGCCAGCTGTTACCGTAAAAGAGAAAGCCCTGATGCTGAAAAGTATTACACAGATATAGCTGAGGCACGAAATAAGTTTGACGAGCAATATATGGCTATTGTAAACCACTTAGAGGAAATGTATAGTGTAGACAAGGTGTTAACGTTTAGCGGCTCTAAGGGCAATTTTAGAAAAATACTAAACACTAAGTATAAAGCGAATAGAAAAAAGCAGGAGCTTCCACCTTTACTGCATGAGATGCACGCCTATGTTAAAAGCCAATACGATAGCATTTATGGTTTTGGTATTGAGACAGATGACTTAGTGGCTAGCTACTGGGCCAAATTAACAAAAGAGCTAGGCAGGGATGAGGTTATGATAGTTTCTATAGACAAGGACTACAGGCAATTCCCAGCAAAAATATATAATTATCATTATAAACATAAAGAGATTTTAAATATAACTGAGGATGAGGCTTTATATAACTTTTACGAGCAGATGATAGTAGGAGATACAGCAGACAATGTTAATTTTTTTAAAGGAAAAGGTAAGAGGTTTGCAGAAAGATACTTTGATGATTGTGCTACTAAATACCAATACACTAAAAAACTGTACGAATTATTTAAACAACAATATAAGGGAAAAGCAAAACTAAAATATATAGAGTGCTACAACCTTTTAAAACTAAGAACTGAATAATGGAAGAAAACAATAAGGATAATTTAACACCCTTAGATATTGCAGAAAAAATTATAAAGCTATCAGGTGTTAATATATATGATAACACTAGGCAAAGGCCCTTTGTAGAGTTTAGGGCCATTGTTTGCTACTTGTTACGTGAAAAACTTAACTTACGCTGGAAAGATATTGCAGCGTTTTTTAAGTCTCAGGGAAAAAATATGGACCATGCCTCAGCTATGCATCTAGTAAAAATGTACCCTATATACAAAAGAGATAATACACAGCTTACAGAGTTTGAAAATACCTTTGTTTTTAAATCACGCATACCTTATAGCGAGATAGATAAGGTTAATTACTTAGAGAATAAATATAATAGTTTAGAGGCTGAGTATTTAAAACTGCGTGAAACTCTAAAAAACCCATTAGTAAAAATGGTTTTAACTGTGCCGGATGATAAATTTTTTGAATTTAAGGACAAATTTAAAATTATTAAAAGCAGCTGGGAGTGGCAAAATAAATCTAAATAATACGTTATATAACTATGATACAAAAAGTTGCAATAAATAAAGTGTTCCCAAACCCTACGAACCCTCGCACAATAAAAGAAGCTAAATTTAAAAAACTAGTAACTAGTATAGAGGATTTTCCGGAAATGCTACAGCTTAGGCCCATAGTAGTCAATAAAGATATGGCTATACTGGGTGGCAATATGCGCTACAGAGCATGCAAAGAAGCAGGGCTAAAAGAAGTGTATATAATAAAAGCAGATAACCTAACCGATAAGCAGGTAGAAGAATTTATAGTTAAAGATAATGTAGGCTTTGGCGAATGGGATTGGGATGTACTGGCTAATGATTGGGATGTTAAAGAGCTGGAAGAATGGGGGTTAGATGGCTTTCCGTTTGAGCAAGAGCCTAAAGAGGAACACAATAAATTAGAAGATACTTTTGTAGTGCCACCGTTTAGCATATTAGATACTAAAAAAGGATACTGGCAGGAGCGTAAAAAATACTGGAAAAGCTTAATAGGAGATGAGGGCGAAAGCCGAGAGGGTGCGCTTGCTAAGGGAGCTACTAACATAATGGCTGCAACTAACAATGGCGTAAGCTTACTTGACCCTGTGTTAGCTGAGATAGCAAATAAATGGTTTGGCTTAGATAACTGTAATACATTTGACTGCTTTGCTGGGGATAGTGTGTTTGGATATATTAGTGATGCGCTAGGGAATACGTTTACTGGTATTGAGCTAAGGCAGGAGCAAACAGACTTAAACAACCAAAGGCTAAAAGGTAGTAAAAGCAAATACATTTGTGATGATGGCCAAAACGTGCTAAAACATATAAAAGAGGATAGCCAAGATTTACTGTTTAGTTGCCCACCATATTTTGATTTAGAGGTTTACTCTGACTTAAAGAATGATGCCAGCAACCAAAAAGAGTACAAAGACTTTTTACAAATACTAGACAACGCATTTACAAGAGCTTTAACATGCTTAAAAGAAAATAGGTTTGCTGTTATAGTAGTAGGAGATATAAGAGATAAAAAAGGGTTTTACTATGGCTTTGCTGATGATGTAAAAAACATATTTATTAGAAATGGTGCTAAGCTTTACAATGAGATGATAATAGCTGAGAGTATAGGCACGCTTCCACAAAGAGTAGGCCGGTACATGCATAACAGAAAAGTAGGTAAGTGCCACCAAAACGTACTGGTGTTTTATAAAGGAAACCCCAAAGAGATAAAAAATATATATAAAAAATTAGACTTTAAAAACATAGCAGTAGATGAAAGCGCAGATATATAATTACGCAGTATGGATAGATAAAACAGAGCCTAAGGCCCTAAAAGAATACTTTAGTGTATTACTAGCTGAAAGTGGTTTTAATGTTTTAGACCTATGCGAAAAGCATTTTAAACCATACGGTTACACAGCTTTGTTTTTACTTAGTGAAAGCCATTTTGCTATACATACTTTTCCTGAACATAATGAAACTTATATTGAGCTATCAAGCTGCATAAAAGAGCCATTCGATAAATTTATAAAAAAATGTTTATAGTATTAATTTTAACAATAATATATGAATCACTTCGCTAATAATGGTAAAGAATACCTAAATAAAAAAATAATGGACAAAAGTAGACACATAAAAAAGGAAACACTCTTAAAAGCTTTAGAACAGAGCTTAGGGGTTGTAACAGTTGCATGTAGAAAATCAGACACACCTAGAAGCACTTACTATAAGTGGCTGAAAGAAGATGAGGTGTTTGCAAGAGATGTCAAGGATATAGAAAATGTGGCCTTAGACTTTGCGGAAAGCCAGTTACATAAACAAATATCAGCTAACTCTACAGCAGCGACTATCTTTTATTTAAAGACAAAAGGTAAGCAAAGAGGATATGTAGAAAGACAGGAGATAACCGGAGCTGAGGGAATGCCAACTAACTTTCAAATAGAAATAATTGACTCAATTAAAAATAAAGACTAACGTTGTTTATAAGCACTTAGTAAACAACGAGAAAAAAATTGTAGTAGAACAGGGCGGAACTAGGTCGGGAAAAACCTACAACATACTGCTGTGGGTTATTTTTGAGTATTGCACTAAAAACAATAATAAGATTATAACCATTTGCCGTAAAACCTTTCCTAGTTTACGTGCTACAGTATTAAGGGATTTTATGAGCATATTAAAGGCCCATAATATATACAGCGAAAACTTCCATAATCGCAGTAACTCAGAGTATAACCTATTTGGCAATTTAGTAGAGTTTATATCATTAGACCAACCTCAAAAGATTAGAGGGCGTAAAAGGGATTTACTGTTTATTAACGAGGCTAACGAATTGTACTTTGAGGATTGGCAGCAGCTGTTATTTAGAACACAGGATAAGATAGTACTAGATTTTAACCCCTCAGATGAATACCATTGGATATATGATAAGGTATTAACTAGAGAGGATTGCGCCTTTTTTAAAACCACCTATTTAGATAACCCTTTTGTTGATGCCTCTATTATAGCCGAGATAGAAAGGCTTAGAGAAACAGACGAACAATATTGGCAGGTGTATGGGTTGGGAGAAAGAACAGCTAGTAGGAGCACTATTTTTAAATACACAGAAGTTACAGAAGTGCCAGTTGATGCAAGCCTAGTGGCTTATGGGATGGACTTTGGTTATACCAATGACCCTACAACTTTGGTTTCTGTTTACACGCTAGGTCATAACCTATACATTAAAGAACACCTGTATCGCACCCAAATGACTACCAGCGATATAAATACATTCCTAAAAGAAGAAAAGCTGTTAAAGAACCCTATATATGCTGACAGTGCTGAGCCACGTTTAATTAACGAGCTGCGCAGAATGGGCCACAATATATTTCCAAGTGTTAAAGGAAAGGATTCTATTAATGCCGGCATAGATTTATTAAAGCGTTATAAAATACACATATTATCCAGTTCACATAATGCAATATCAGAATTTAGAAACTACAAGTGGAAAGAGGATAAGGCTGGGTTGCTGGTTAACGTGCCGGAGGATAAGCACAATCACATTATAGACCCATGCCGATACGCTACTTACTCTATTTTAAGCAGGCCTAATTTTGGCCGTTATACCATAAGCTAAATAAAAGTTATTAATTATTTTGTTTATAAGTTTATTTGTTTTACATTTGAGGACTGGCAATTAAGCCGGTATTAAAAACAGAACAATGATAATACTGGACAAGTACAAACAAAATTTAAGCATACAAGGAAACAACGTATGGAGCTACTCAACTATAGTGGCTAAAATTGAGGGCAATGATTTACTACAATTAGGTTACTGGAGTCAAACAACGCAAAAGCACATTAACTACGTAGCAGACCAGCTAGATTTAATCTTAATAAAAAACTAAAATGGAAATCAGAACAACAAAAGCCTACTCAATATTTAACAAGGTTATAGGGAATAGGGAATTAGACAAACAAAACCTGCAAAGGATTAAAGAATCAATTAGTAATATAGGTTTACAAATGCCCATTTTAGTAAATAAAAACAACTCTATAATAGATGGCCAGCATAGACTGCAAGCTGCTAAGGAGCTTGATATACCGGTGTGTTATATTATATCTCAAGACACAGACGAGGATAATATCGACCAATTACAGATTAGTAAAAAGTGGACTGCTTTAGATTTTTGTAATAAGAATGCGCTTAAAGGCAATGCTGATTGTAAGCAAGCTTTAAGGATAGCAAATGACTGGTATGTAGAGAGTAATAAAAAGATGAGTAAAATTAACGTTATAGCTTTACTGCATGAAAATGCTAGCTGCTCTAATATTAAAATAGCCCTTAGTAATAACAATTATAAAATAGATGTTAAAAGAGCACAAAGAATATTTGAGTGCTTAAACCTGCTTAGCTATAATAACAGCCTAAAGTTTAACCCTTATGCCGCCTTAAACGTAAGGGCTTTAAAAAGGATAGATGCAGCTGTAGGTGGTTTGCAATTTAAAATAATAGAGAAAATAACTAAAAAACATTACTTAGTTTGCTACAATAACGAAACAGAGCAGTACAACTATTTAAGAGATTTATATAAAAAATACAACAAATGAAAAAATTAAGTAGAGCTGCTAGGCTAGGAAAGCAGTTTAAAAAAGTAGAGTTATTTATGCTAATATTAATACCTAGCTATTTTATTGGAAGAGTTTTATTAACCGTAATATTTGATATATGAGCTGGGATGACTTTTTAAACCCACATGAGCAGCCTGAATTTGAATGCGGCATGTGTGGCAAACCTATGCATGAAGACAGGGGCGTTTGTAGTAATGCTTGCTTTGAAGCAGACCAAAGATAAAACAAAAACACTATAATAAAAGGGTGGCTAGAAATAGCTGCTTTTTTTTTTCTGAAACATCAGACTATAAAAAACCTAATTAAATACGTTATATATATATGAAAGTGAAAATTACAATACCAACTTCCTTAAAGGACATTACATTACAGCAATACAAACGCTTTTTGAAAATACAGGAAAAGGTAACAGACGAAAGATTTTTAAACGCCAAAATGATAGAGATATTTTGTGGCTTAGATTTAAAAGAGGTAATGAATTTACAGCTTAGGGATACCGAAGAAATAGTAAGTATTATTACAGCTCTATTTGATAATAAGCCTGAGCTAGTAAAACGCTTTACGCTTAATGGTGTGCAGTATGGTTTTCAACCTCAGCTAGATGAAATAACTCTAGGGGAATATATTGACTTAGATACGTTTATTGGAGATTGGGAAAATATGGAAAAGGCTATGAATGTACTATACAGGCCTGTGCTGGTTAACGTAAAAGAGAGATACAGCATTGAGGAATACAGAGTAGGTACAGAGCAGCAGATAATGGATATGCCTATGGATGCCGTTATGAGCTCAATTTTTTTTTTGTGGAATTTAGGACTAGACTTATCGAAAAATATGACGAACTATTTAGAGGGGGCGGAGACAAAAACCTTGACTCATTTTCTCAGTTTACAAAAAAATGGGGATGGTATCAATCAATCGCTGCACTCGCTAAATTCGATATTAGAGGATTTGAAGATATCACTAAACTAGGTGTGCATGAATGCTTTATGATGTTATCCTTTATGAAAGACAAAAACGAGCTAGAAGCTAAACAAATAAAAAAGAAATTTAAATGAGCAATCAAGGTGTAAGGGGTTTTTACCAATTAACGGAAACTATTAAAACAGCTCTACTAGAGGATAAGGATATTAACTCAGTAACGACTGGAGATATAACAGAGGTTAATCTAAATAAACAGGATATTTTCCCTTTAGGCCACATTATAATAAATAACGTCATTGATGAGGAACAAGTGTTGAGGTTTAACATAAGCATACTAGCCTGCGATATAGTAAACCAATCAAAGGATTTTACGGTTGATAGATTTACTGGTAATAATAATGTGCAAGATATACTTAATACGCAGTTAGCGGTGCTTAATAAGCTTATACAGAGGCTAAGGATGGGCAACCTACATACTGAGATGTATCAATTAGAAGGTAATCCAAGTTTAAGTCCGTTTTACGATAGGTTTGAAAACCAATTAGCAGGCTGGACAGCTACTATGGATATAATGATTTACAACGATATTTATATTTGCTAATGGATTCTGATAACCTAAAACAAGTATTAGACAAGTACGGTAAGTATGTAGTGCAGCAAGCTAAAAGCAACCTAACAAAAGATAAGGATGCCTATGGTGGAAATAAAGGTGGTGGCCCATTATATAATTCTATTGAATATAAGTTAGATAGAGAGCCAAGTTTCTTTTTATTAGATTTCCTAATGGAAGATTACGCACCTTTTGTAGACAAAGGAGTGAGGGGTAAAACCTCAACATATCCTGAAACAGCATCAGCAATGTCTAAATTTCAGTACGGAAGTGGAACAGGAAAAAAGGGTGGTTTGACTAATGCAATTTACAATCCTTCTACCAAAACAGGATGGCTGAAAAAAAAGAAATTTCAATGGAAGGATAAAAAGACAGGTAAATTTATGTCTTATGAATCTATGGGCTTTTTAATTGCTCGAAGTATATATAACAAAGGTTTAAAAGCAAACATGTTTTTTACAAAGCCTTTTGAAAAAGGATTAGAAAAACTAGGCGATAATTTATTTGAGGCGTTTACTTTGGATATTGAGAACGCAATAATATTAGGAAAAAAGAAATAAACTATGGCATATATAGCATTAAGAAACCCACAATATAAATTTATTTCTGTACCATCGTCAGGGGTACTATCGACTAAATGTGTAATAACCATTGAAGGCACACCTAGATATACAATAATAAAAAACAACCCAAACACACTTACAGGCTCAAACTTTGAGATAGCAGAACTTGTACGAGATTATTTAGACATAACTTGGTCTTATAATTCGACTGCTCAGTCGGTTACTGTGGCAACGGTCTTAACGAATTATTCAGGGCTAAACGCAACTGGGTCTGTAGTCGGAGCTGTTCAAACTTATAATGATGAATGCTTTGAGGCTTTCGGATATTATGAAGAAGGAGGAAATCCTACAATACCTTTTGCATCAGGTGCTCAGTTTTTAATCGCTCCAAATGTTTTAGGTGGCGATAGATGGCAGATATATGTTCCTGAAAAGACAGCAGGATATGTAGGCTATATAAACGCATCTAGAACAACAGTGGCCTCTATAGCATACGGTTTAAATGATACATCGGTAACTACTCAAAGCAATACATGTATAATAAATAGAATTGATTGCACAAAATACAGACCGATACAGGTTATGTTTATTAATCGATATGGAGTACAACAGGATTTATGGTTTTTCTTAAAAGAGGCAAAGTCAGTAACAAGGACAAACGAAAAATATCAATCAAACACGCTACAAACGCCTGAGGATGAAGCTGCTCAGTATGACGTTCAAGATGCACCTAGAAAGCTATTTAATACACAGGCAAAACAAAAGCGTGTATTAAGCTCAGGTTATTATCCTGAAGCTGCAAACGGCTTTTTTGAAGAGTTATTATTAAGCGAATATGTTTGGATTAACGCATTAAGAAATGGTTATAATAGTTCATATAGAACAATTCCAGTAGTTGTAAAAACATCTAGCATGGCTTATAAAACCTCTTTAAATGATAGATTAATAGAATATACTATAGAGTTTGAAGATGCTTTTGACTATATAAATAACATAAGATAACATAGAATAACATAGATGCAAGAATTACAGCTATATATTGAGGGCCAAAGGTTAGAGTTATTTAAAGATGAATCAGTCTCACTTACGCAAACTATTCAAAACGTAAAAGATGTGGCAAAGATATTTACCTCATTTACTAAGACATTCTCCCTACCTGCAAGTAAGAACAATAACAAGATTTTTGAACACTATTATAATTATGATATTGTAGATGGGTTTGATGCAAGAATTAAAAAATCAGGGAATATTGAGTTAAATTTTATACCCTATAAAACTGGTAGAATAAAACTAGAGGGTGTATCACTAAAAAACAACTTAGCCCATACTTATCGTATTACCTTCTTTGGAAACACAGTAGAGTTACCTGATATTTTAGGAGATGACAAACTAGGCTCATTGCCATTTTCTAGTCCAGATTATACTAAGACGTATAATTGGCCAACAGTAAGAAGCCACTTAGTGAGTGAGCAAGGAAATGGCAAAATAATCGTGCCTTTAATTACGCATACTCAAAGGCTATTTTACAACTCACAATCGCCAAACTATGATAACGTTTATTATAACTCTGGTTTACAGCAAGGGGTTGTATTTGACCAGTTAAAATTTGCTATAAGACTGTATGAAATAATACTGGAAATAGAATCTAAATACACGACCGCAAACGGATACGCAAATAACATTGTTTTTTCTAGAGATTTCTTTAGCACTACAAATCCAGTATTCTATAAACTATATATGTGGCTACATCGTAAAAGTGGCTACGTTCAAGCACCTCAGCAAGTCGTTCAGTTTTCAACTATAACGCCATCATGGACTGGTACAGTAATTTATATAGTAAGAAACGGAAACACTATTATAATTCCATCAGAAATAATTACAAACCCAAATGATATAACTAGCAGTGCATTAACCGTAACACCACAGTCAGGAAACGCAGTCGAATATCAGGTACAAGTAAGAGAGTCAGGAAACGTTGTATTTACATCAACTGCAAGAACCGGGACAACCGTTATTTCTTTACAGGGCTATGTAGATAATGGAGTTTATACAGTAACTATCTTACACAGTTTACCACTAACTATAAGTTCTGTTACATGGTTTTTTGAAGGGTTCTATAGACTTCCGGGACAAGCTCCGGTATTATGGAATGAGACTGTAAGTGTTGGTCAATTTAATGCTACTATTGATTTCGACTTTATCGTTGCTGAGCAAATTCCTGATGTTAGTATTATGTCTTTTCTTACTGGGCTATTTAAGATGTTTAATTTAGTGGCTTATGTAGACGATGAAGGTACAATAGTTGTAAGACCTTTAGAGGGCAGAACAGGTTCAGGGGTTAATAACAGTTATTATACCTCAGCAGACATAAACGGGAACGATGCTCCTGTAAATTATAATATATCAAAATACGTTGATGTAACAAAAAGCCAAGTAAACGTAGCTTTGCCTTACAAAGAAATTATATATAAGTATGAAGGAACAGGGACTTTTTTAGCTAAACAATTCGAGCAACTAGACGGACGTGCATGGGGTTCTTTAGCATACATTGGAGGTACTAATACTGATGGAACAGGAGGAATTAACTACAACGCCTCTACAGAGATTTATAATGTTTCTGTTCCTTTTGAGCACATGCAATATGAAAGGCTTTTAAATGCTAGCAGCGGTGCGCCTTTAGATATTCAATGGGGATGGTCAGTTAATGAAAATGCACAGCCATATATAGGAAAGCCACTTATATTTTATGCTATTCTACAAACAGGAACTCAAATGAGTTTTCAAACTGTAGCAACTGGGACAGGTAAAGTTGCGACAAATACTTACTGGGTTCCGAGTAATAGCTTAAATCTTGTAAGCTCATCAGGTACAGAAAACATTAATTTTGCATTAGAGCAAAACGAGTTTAGTCAGACACAGTCTTTTACTGATACACTCTTTTCCGATTATCATAGTGAATACATTATTGATGTTTTTAATACAAGCCGCAGAATAACTAAAGTAACTGCCTATTTACCTTTAAGAATTTTATATGATTTTAAGTTAAATGACACATTTACTATAAACAACCGAAACTATATAATCAACTCTATAACGACAAACCTACAAAGCGGTAAAAGCAATATGGAACTATTAAATAAGGTATGATAAAAAATATAATAGAATTGCTGCAAATAGCAAACGGAGAAACTGAGAGCATTAAGATAGCGCAAGGCCTAAACGCTTTGCCCAAAGATTTTAAAGGTGCAAAAAAACTTATAAAAAACAACATAAAATGGCAGAAGTAAGAGAATATAGCTTAAAGCTTTCTACAGAGCAGGCCCAGCAAAACATAGATGAGCTAAACGCATCGCTGCAGGCCCAAGAGGATTTATTATTTGATATTGATAAGGAGTTACGAGACTATGAAAAACAGTTAAGTAAAACATCAGCTACAGACTTAGCCAAAAGACAGCACTTAAACGATAAAATTAAGGATACAAAATTACGCTTAAAAGAAGAACAAAGCGGTTTAAAAGACTTAAATCAAGAGCGTAAGCTAGCTAATCGTGAAATGGATGAGTCTATTGAATCATCAGCTGAATACGAGGGTGTGCTTGGCATGTTAGACTCTAAAACTGGTGGAGCTATTTCAGGTTTTACAGGCATGACCAAATCAATAAGCGGAGCTACAAAGGGTTTTAACCTTATGAAAATTGCCATTATTGGAACAGGTATTGGTGCTTTACTTATTGCATTAACAGCATTAGGACAAGCGTTTACATCATCGGAAGAAGGTCAGAACTCTTGGAACAAAATGATGGGCGTTATAGGTGCTGTCGTCGATGTGTTTACAGACAAATTAGCAGCACTAGGTAGGTTTTTAATTAATTTATTTACAAGTCCAATAGAAACCCTTAAAAACTTTGGAAAGAGTATTAAGGAATTTGTAATGGATAAAGTTGAAAAAGTCATTGAAGGGCTTGGCTTTATGGGCAAAGCAATCTCAAAGCTATTTAAAGGAGATTTTGCAGGAGCAATGGATGCAGGTAAAAAAGGTCTTTCTAGTCTAAATGATGGTTTAAATGCAGCTAAAATGTTGACTGATGCTGTATCAAAAAGCACAAAAGCACTTATAAAAGAAATAGAACGTGAGGCTAAAATAGCAGCAAAAATAGCTGACCAAAGAGCAAGAGCAGACAAACTTGAAAGGGCTATAATTGTAGATAGAGCAGAAGCAAATAGAGATAGAGCAACCTTATTAGAACAAGCAGTTAACAAAGAAAAATATACGTTAACAGAACGTATAGAGTTTTTAATTGAAGCAGGTAGATTAGAGGATGAAATAACTAGAAAAGAAATTGAAGCAGCAAGTTTAAGACTAAAAGCTAAAATTGCAGAAAACGCTTTAGGGGATTCTACCAAAGAAAGCTTAGAAGAAGAAGTAAACTTAAAAGCTGTTTTAATACAACTAGAAACCGCAAAGCTTACTAAAGCAAAAGAAGTAACAAGTCAAATAATTGGTCTAAGGAATGAAGAAAGAGCAGTAAACAAAGCAAAAGCAGATGAACAAAGGGCTGCAGGCGAGGCAAGAAGAGATGAAAGAATAGCAAACGAAAAAGCAGTAAAAGATTTTGCTGACTCTTTAAGAATTGAGGACACAAAAAATCAATTTGCAGCAATAGAACAGGAAAAGTCGGAAAGGCTTTTAGCTTTAGAGGAATTAAAGGCATCTGAAACTGAAAAAAAGGAAATGCTTTTAGATATTCAAAAATCTTTTAACAACCAAAAAGCACTTATAGAAGCAGAAAATGAAAAAGCTATACAAGATTTTAAAGACTCATTAATAGTTAAAGAAAAAGAAACCAAATTTACTAAAATAGAAGAAGAAAGAGCAGCCAATTTATTAGCGTTAGAGGAATTAAAGCTTACGGAAACAGCAAAACAGCAAATGATTTTAGATGTTGAAAATGCTTTTAAAGAAAAAAAGAAAATAATAGAAGATGAAGAGGCTGCTCTACTGGCAGAGGAAAAAGAAGCCTTTTTAGAGTCTAAACTAGGAGAAGAAGAAGCAAGTTTAGCAGAGCAAAAGGCAGCAGATTTAGTTGAATTAAAACGAATAGGCGGTACAAAGGATGACGAATTAGCTATTATAAAATACTATAATGACCAAGAAAAAGTAGTTGAAGAAATTAAAAACAAAGCTGAACTAGATATGGCTCAGCAAACTTTTGCAGGTATTGCAAATCTATTAGGAGAAAGTTCTAAGGCAGGTAAGGCAGCTGCAGCCGCTGCATCTCTTATAAACACCTATCAAGGTATAACAGCCGAGTTAGCAACTAAAACAGTTACACCTTTTGGCTTTGCTTTAAAGCTTGTGAACATAGCAAGTACAGCAGCAATAGGATTTAAGTCTGTGAAAGACATATTAAAAACCAATCCTAAAAATGTAAGTGCTGGAGCAAGTAACCCAGCAGCAGGAGCAGGTGGCGCACCTACAACAGAGCCTGTTCCACCAACAGCATCTATTCCGCCTGAGTTCAATACAGTAGGCGCAGGTTCTACAAATCAACTCGCTGATGCTATAGGAGGCCAAAGTCAACAACCAGTTCAAGCTTTTGTAGTTGCTAACGATGTTACAAGTGCTCAGAGCTTAGAGCGTAATATTGTTACAGGTGCTACTATTGATTAAATACAAAATTGAATTTTAAAAACGTTATATAGTTATGAAGATAATAGAATTAATACTAGATGAGGAACAAGAGGAATCAGGAATCGAAGCTATCTCAATAGTAGAGAGCCCTGCAATTGAGTCTGATTTTGTAGCCTTAAATAATCAAGAGGTTAAACTAGCTGAGATTGATAAAGAAAAAAGAATTTTATTAGGTGCTTTATTGATACCTAATAAGCCAATATTCAGGAAAGGCCCTGAGGGGGATGAATATTATATATTCTTCTCTAAAGATACCATAGTAAAAGCATCACAGATGTATTTAAAAAAAGGTTATCAAAACAACTCGACTCTCGAACATGACCAGACCTTGAGTGGTTTGACATTAGTCGAGAGCTGGATTGTTGAAAGTGAAACACAGGATAAATCCAGAAAGTACGGATTAGATGTTCCTGTAGGAACTTGGATGGGTGCAGTGAAAGTAAATAATGAAGAAATTTGGCAGGAATACGTCAAAACAAATAAAGTAAAAGGATTCTCGATTGAGGGTTATTTTGCTGATAAAATGGAAAGGCCCAAAGAGGCTGTACTAGAAGATTTATCAAAAGAGGATAAAATTTTAAATAAAATTAAAGAAATATTAACTGCTGATAATTATGGGAAATAATAATAAAAACAAAGGTACTTTTATACCAAGCCGTACAAGCCCTACAGGAAGCAGTAGAGCCTGTTTGTGCTGGGATACTAACAAGTATTCTATTAAGTGCTGTGACGGCTCTGTGAGGGCTCAGGGCATAGGTGTTATAACAAGAACATAACTGAAAATACAAAATTAGAATTAATAACCGTTATATATATAATATGAAATCAACCGAAATGTTAAATCAAATTAAAACACTTCTAAATATCGAGGTAAAACTTGAAGAAATGAAGTTAGAAAATGGCACTCTAGTTAGTGCTGAATCTTTTGAAAAAGGTAAAGAACTCTTTATCGTAACAGATGATGAAAAAGTAGCGATGCCAGTAGGAGAATATCTTTTAGAAGATGGTCGTTTAGTTGTAGTTGCTGAGGAAGGAATTATTGGAGATGTTAGAGAAGTAGCTGATGAAGCACCACAAAAGGAAACCGAAGAGGGGGAAGAAATTACCTCTGATTTAGGTTACGATGAAAAAGAAATGGCTGATGAAGGTAACTATGTTACTAAGGACTCTTTTAAAGAGATGGAAGCTAAAATTCAAAACTTAGAAGATGCTATCGCTGATTTAAAAGGAGATAAGGAATCTAAAATGGAAGAGGTAGAAGAGGTAGAAGAAGAAAAAGAGGTAGAAATGGAAGAGGAAATTTCAAGACAGCCTAAATCTCGTACTATAAAAGAAGAGTTTTCAGAAGAGCCAGCAGCTAAGCCAATTAAACATAATCCGGAAGCTGTAAGCCAAACTAAAAAAGTTGAATTTGCAAAAGGTAAATTTAGCACGACACTAGATAGAGTATTAAATAAATTAAATAAATAAAAAAAAAATGAGCAATCTTAACAATGTAAAATTAGCGACTGCGGTAAATATTACGACGACTTATGCCGGTCAATTTGCCGGTGAATACATCGCTGCAGCATTATTGTCAGCGAGCACAATCGATGACGGTGGTATCACAGTAAAAGCGAACATCGCTTACAAAGAGGTAATTAAGAAACTTGCTACTGGTGCTTTAGTTAGCCCAGCATCATGTGACTTTACACCTAACAGTTCTGTAACACTTACAGAGCGTATAATTCAGCCCGTTGAACTACAAGTCAATCTACAATTATGTAAATATGATTTTGTAAATGACTGGGAATCTCAGCAAATGGGATTTGGTTTAGGACAATCTTTACCACCTAAATTTTCTGACTTCTTAATTGCACACGTTGCATCTGAGGTAGCACAAAACACAGAAATTTGTATTTGGCAGGGAGACACAGGAGGTGCAGCAGGAGTTAATTCTTTTGATGGATTTGAAAAATTAATTGCAGCTTCAGCAGCAGCAGGAGATATTCCCGCAGCTCAGCAAGTAGCAGCAGTTGGTGGTGGGTTAAATGCAGGGAATATTATTGCAGAATTATCTAAAGTTGTCGATGCTATTCCGGGTGCATTATATGGTAAGGAAGACCTATTCGTTTATATCGGAAGTGCAGCTGCAAAATATTATGTGCAGGCCTTAGGCGGATTTGCCGCAGCAGGATTAGGTGCTAATGGTGTGAACAATATGGGAACTCAATGGTGGAACAACGGTTCACTAACAGTAAATGGGGTTAAGATATTTGTTTGTCCGGGATTATCGCCAAACAAAATTTACGCTGCACAACGTAGCAATCTTTATTTCGGAACTGGGCTTCTTAATGATACAAATGCTGTCAAGGTTTTAGACATGCAAGATTTAGATGCTTCGAATAATGTAAGAATGGTAATGAGATTTACTTCTTCGGTACAGTTTGGAATTGCTTCTGATATTGTAGAGTACGCTTAAAATTAATTAATCAACTAAAAGGGTATTAGGTGTAAAAAACTAATACTCTAATAGTTAAAAAAAATATAAAAAAAATGGCATGTTTACTTACGACTGGTAGAAAATTACCCTGTAAATCAGCTTTCGGCGGAATCAAAGCTGCGTATTTCGCAGACTTCGGTACACTTACAGCTATTACAGTTGATGGAACAACTAGGGAAGCTACTGTAGCAGGTAGTCCAACTTGGTTCGAATTTGATGTAAAAGGAAATTCATCTCTTGAAACTACGGTTACAAGCTCAAGAGAAAACGGAACAACTTTCTACACACAAACTTTAAATTTAACACTTACATTCCTAGATGCTAAAACACAGCACGAGTTACAAACACTAGCAGTAGCTAGACCGTATATAGCTGTAGAAGATTACTACGGAAATACTTTCCTTTGTGGTTATGAAAATGGAATGGAATGCACTGGCGGAACTGTTGTTACAGGCGCAGCTGCTGGAGATTTATCAGGATTCACTTTAACGTTTGAAGGCTTAGAAGAGTACGCACCGTATTTCTTATCAGCTGGAGTTACTGGGGATTCAGAACAGATTGACCCAACACTTACCGCACCACCGGTACAACCATAATCTTTGTTTTTAGTTAGAAAATTAAGCACTCTTTTAAAGGGTGCTTTTTTTTTGAGTGGACACTTCTACAAATAAGGTATTATTTTACGTTATATAAGTGTATGATAATTTTAACTACTACAGCAGCGGCTCAAACCTTTTCAGTTATACCTAGACAGTATGATGATAGTTCCTTTACTTTAAGAGTAAGGGATGATAGTACAAATGTTACAGTTGATTATCTAAATCAAACGGGAACTACTGTAGGAAACTACTTGCAGATTAATAGGATATTTAATCCTGTTTTAGTTGAGGCACATTTTTACGATTTATATTTATTTATAGATTATAATTTTTGGAATACAAACAATAGTTTTTGGAATTTATATGATATTTTATGGCAAATAGATTCAGGTTTTAAAGAAGATATATATAGAGATAGAATCTTTTGCACAGACCAAGATATAGACCAGCTAAATGATAACGACCATTACGATTTAAATAAGGGCCAGTACACGTACTATAACGGTTTTAATAATACTTATACAGTAAGATGAAAAAAACAAGATTAAGAGATAACAAAGGGCAATTTAAAAAGGCCCAAAATATATCGCAGTTTGGCTTTGTTAATTTAAGCACCTATACGAGCCCTGAAATAAAAGAGGTTAATGGAAAAGACTGGATAGAATATGGCGCAGATAACAACTATTTTCAGTACCTGATAGATAGGTATAATGGTAGTCCAACAAATAACGCAGCCGTTAACGGAATTTCTCAGGCTATTTATGGTAAGGGCTTAAACGCTACAGATGGAAACCGTAGGCCAAACGAGTACGCACAAATGATTTCTTTGTTTAAAAAAGATGTAGTGCGAAAATTGTGTTATGACCTTAAATTAATGGGCCAATGCGCTGTTCAGGTTATTTACACTAAAGACAAAAAACGTATTGCTCAAATCGAACACATGCCAATAGAAACGCTAAGGGCTGAAAAGTGTAATGATGATGGAGATATACCAGCTTACTATTACTTTAAAGACTGGGTTAATATAAAGCGTAGTGATGTGCCTTTAAGAATACCAGCTTACGGTATGTCTAAAGATAATATAGAAATTTTATACATAAAACCTTATAAATCAGGGTTTTATTACTATAGTCCTGTCGATTATCAAGGCGGATTACAATACGCTGAGCTAGAAGAGGAAGTATCAAACTACCATCTTAACAATATCCTTAATGGCCTGAGTCCCAGCATGTTAATTAACTTTAATAATGGAACACCTAATCAAGAAGAACGCAAATTAATAGAGACAAAAATAGCACAGAAGTTTTCAGGCTCTAGTAATGCAGGTAAATTCATACTAAGTTTTAATGATAACAAGGAGGCGCAAGCTGAGATAACGCCAGTACAGTTATCTGATGCTCATAACCAGTATCAGTTCTTGAGTGAAGAATCACAATCTAAAATACAGGTAGCCCATAGGGTTGTAAGCCCTTTTTTATTAGGAATTAGAACTAGCTCAGGTTTTTCAAGTAATTCAGATGAAATAAAAACTGCTAGCTTATTAATGGACAATACTGTTATAAGGCCTTTTCAAGAGCTTTTAATAGATTCCTTTGATAAACTACTATCATACAACGATATAAGCTTAAACCTATACTTTACAACGTTACAGCCCTTAGAGTTTACCGAAGTTGATAGCTCAATACAGGATAAAGAAACAATAGAAGAGGAAACTGGTATTGAAATGGAAAGTAAGTTATCTAAAATAGAGCTTAAAACTATTGATGGAAAAGAGGCTTACGAAACTAAGGAAGAAGCAATAGCTAAGGCTGATGAAATGGGTTGTGAAGGTTTTCATGAAATGAACATTGAAGGCGATGTTTATTTTATGCCTTGTGAAAATCATACAGAGTTAAAAGCACCATGCTGGGATGGTTACGAGCAGTACGGCACTAAGATAAAAGATGGTAAAGAAGTACCTAACTGTGTAAAGCTTTCTAATGTAGATAGGCTTTGTTGTTCAGCAGATGAGCAGGATGATGATGCAGAAGTAGCGGCTAAGTTAATAGCTCTAGGGGAAGATATAAACGAAAACGAGTGGGAAGCCATATATGACCAAGCTGTAGACTACGAAAAGGATGATAAAATAGATGAGGTTATACACGAATTAAACTCTCAGAGCCAAGAGAAATTATCTCTTCTAGGTAAGATATGGAAATTTGTAGTAAGTACTGGTAGCGCATACCCAAACACTAAATCAGCGCAGGATAAAAAGATAGGCGATAACTATTTTAGAGTTAGATACTATTACAGCCCAAGAAGTGTAGGAGCAAATGCTAGAAAGTTTTGCAGGGCTATGAAAGGGGCTAACAAATTATACCGTAAAAAAGATATAGTAGCAATGGGCACACAAAAGGTAAATCCCGGATGGGGCCCTGAGGGTGCAAACACCTATTCTATTTGGCTATACAAAGGCGGTGGTAACTGTCATCATTCATGGCGAAGAGTGACATATAAAAGCAAGCTAGCTAAGATAAATACTAAAGATGCACAGGATATTATAGGCACTAGACAGGCGGCTATATTAGGTTATAAAGTAACTAACCCTTATCAGGTATCAATACAACCTAGAAACTTACCAAATAAGGGCTTTTTGCCCGGAAACCCTCAAGGCGAATAAATTATGGCAACAGTACTTTTTATAAATAGAACAGATTTAGTTAGAAACTCAATTATCGATGGAAATGTGGATACGGATAAGTATATACAATTCATTAAATTGGCGCAGGAAATTCATATCCAAAACTACTTAGGAACAAAAATGTATGAAGCACTTACAGCAGCAATAGTAACAGGTATTGATTTGCCAGCTAACGCTAGATGGAAAAAGCTATTAGATGATTATGTAGTACCTATGCTTATTTGGTTTTCTCAGGTAGATTATATTCCATTTTCGGCATATCAAATACGTAACGGCGGAATGTATAAACACCGAAGCGAGAACGCAGATACAGTAAGTAAGGAAGAAGTAGATTTTTTAACAGAAAAAGCAAGAACTAACGCAGAATGGTATTCAAGAAGGTTTATTGATTTCATGAGCTTTAATCAAACCACTTATCCTGAGTACACAAACAACAGTAACGATGATATATACCCTAGTTATGATGCTACATTTAATGGGTGGGTATTATGAAGTATAAAGTGAAACAAAAAAATATAGAAAAGTTAAAAGTTTTTCTAAAAAAAATTGAAAATAATAAAACAAAAAATTTAAAGAATGGCAACTCTATTTAACACTAAAATATCTGCAACTTATCCCGGTTTATTAAAAACCATCGATAACGCTGCGCTTTCAGCTACTCTAAGAGAATTAACTGATGGAGCTGGTAACCTCTCAGGCTTGTTTTTAAATACAGCAGGAGACTTTAAGGTTACTAATGTACTAGAATGGGGTTCTTTAAAAGATACTGGCACAGGCGTTACTATAACGCAATTTGTAACAGCAGCTAATGGAATAGAAAACTTTAATAACGATACTACTGTGCCTACAAGTGCAGCAGTTAAGCTCTACGTAGACACTAAATTCTCACAAACAGATACGTTAACAGAGGTTTTAGGGTTTGGCAATACAACAAGTGGAAAAGATATTGCAGTAAGTGCAGGGGATGACATTACTTTTACAGATACTAGCAGAATTTTAATGGGTGTAAGTTCTGACTTACAAATATATCACGATTCTGCAAATAGTTATGTTAGAGATACAGGAACAGGTAGGTTATGGCTAGATTCAAACGGAGTAGGTGTCAGCATTATTTCTGACGGTAGTGGAGCAACTCCTATGGCACATTTTTATAAAGATGGAGCAGTAGAATTATATTACGATAACGTAAAAAGATTTGAAACTACAACAGATGGTTCTAAAGTAACAGGTAATTTACTCGTGACTGGAACTATCACAGGAGCAGGAGGTTCATTCTTGCCACTAGCAGGAGGAACAATGACAGGTGCTACTTTACACGGAGATGGTGTTCACAGCTATTGGGGTAATTCTAATGATTTGCAAATTGACCACGATGGGAATCATTCAGTATTTAATAGTTTAACAGGAAATATCTATTTTTCTAATGAACAAAATGGTGGTCAAATTGAATTAAGAACAGATAATGGTTCAGGTGGTGTTGCAACATATTTAAAATTGAATGGTTTAAATGGTGCAGTAGAATTAAATCATTATGGTTCTAAAAAGTTTGAAACTACAAACACAGGTGCAAAAGTAACAGGTTTTATTCAAGTTACAAATGGAGTTGATGTTACAGGGGGTAATATTGATTTATTAGACAATAGTAGAATTAGAATAGGTACAAGTCAAGACTTACAGATTTATCACGATGGTTCTGATAATTTTATTCAAAGTACAGGTGGAGATTTAAAGGTTTCTTCTACTAACATTAGATTTTTAAAAACAGGACTAGGCGAATTTATGGCTAATTTCTTTGCAGATGGTGCTAATGAATTTTTCTATGATGGAACTAAAAGAATTGAAACATTAAATGATGGTGCAAAGGTTACAGGAAACCTAGAAGTTACAGGCACGATAACTGGCGCAGGTGGTTCTTTTCTTCCATTGACTGGCGGAACTATGACTGGCGATACTATTCATAATGACAATGTAAAGTCTATTTATGGAACTGCAAGCGATGGACTTGAGATATTTCATAATGGAAATGATAGTATAATAAGTGATACAGGAACAGGCGATTTAAAAGTTTTAAGTTCTTTGTTTAGGCTTCAATCAAATGGTGGAGAACCTATGATTACTGCCTTTGCAAATGGTGCAGTTTTTTTATATAATGATGCTTCTCAAAAACTTAGAACTTTAAGCACAGGTATATCAGTAACAGGAAACGGAGCATTTACAACAGGTGTTTCTGTACCTGATAGTGCAGTTATAAGTCTAGGAAGTCAAGATGATTTACAATTATTTCATACAGGTTCAACAGGTTTTATAAAAAATATTACAGGCGATTTAAGGATAGACCAAGCAGCAGTAACTCAATCAATAGTATTTAGAACATCAGATGCAAATGCACTAGATGTTACAGCCTTAATTTTAAACAGAAGTGGTGGTGCGTCCTTTGGTCAAAATGTTACAATAGCAGGAGACCTTACAGTAAATGGAACGACTACAACGGTAAATTCA